CTGACACTTTGCCGTCAATCGTGATACGGCAAAATATAGATGTGGTTCCGTCTGCCTTTACTCTGCCACGGTTGATATAATAAAACTGCTTGTATGTACTTCTCATTGTTATGTTCCTTTCTTATTTTGTGAAAATATTACAGGGCAAACTTGAAGTCTTTGTTGGCTTCGATGAACTTGTCCATATCCTCAAATAGCTTTTTCGGGGTGACACGTGCATAGATTTGCGTGGTCTGAATGTTGCTGTGACCAAGCATTCTGCTGATAGTCTCTATCGGAACACCTTCTTCGAGCGTAACGAGCGATGCGAAACTGTGCCGTCCAACATGATAGACCAAATCCATACTTATGCCAGATAGTACTCGGAGACTTTTCATGTTACCTCTCAGCACTCGAAATTCCTGTGGCGGTAAAAGAGTAGGTCTTGTCGGGTCTTTGTATTTCTCCAACATGGCAAGCGCCTCTGGCAGTAACTTCACACGTGCAAGCATCTTGTTCTTCTTTCTGTGGTATTTCAGCCAAAGGCTGCCCTCCTCATCACGAAAGAGGTTTTCTTCCGTGATAGAAACAGTATCGGCATAAGCCGTGCCTGTATAGCAAGCGAAAAGAAAAAGGTCACGGGTCAAAGCCAACGATTTTCTTCGCTCTGGTATTTCGAGGTCACGAATTTTCAGGAAGTCCTCATGTGTCAATGCCTTTGGTGGATTCTCTTTCTTTTGAGGTAGCTTGAAGTGCATGAAATGATAACGCTCGGAGTGTCCTGCCTTGAAAGCTATTCGGCAGGTCTTCTTCAATATGGCGAGATAGTGGCGGACTGTATCAAGTGCAAGACCTCTCTCGTCCAAGCAAAAGTCCATGTACTCACGGATAAACTGCTCGTCAAGCTCACCAAATGCCACATCGTCAGTTCCATAACGCTTCTTGACGAACAATCCCAATGTCAGGCGAGTGTACTGGTAGTTTGGCAGCGTGCCTTTCTTGTAGTCGATGCCGATTCTTGACTCAATGTCCGCAATGATGGCGTCAAGCTGCTTCAACAAGGTCATCTGAGTGTCTGCACTGCATTGAAACAGATTCTTTATGGCCTTTGCGTCAAAATCCGTCTTGCGCTCCACAAGTGACTCGTAGGCTGAGTTTATTGCCAGCAACAGCTTGTCAATCTTGGCGTTCACTTCCACAGCCTCCTTGCTCTTGCCGTCAAGTCTGCTCTCACGTGGATTCCATAACTTTGGCGTACATGACAACTTGCAACCGAACTGCGCCATTGTTCGGTTGAGGGTGATGCGTCCCATGATGGGAGCCTTACCGTTCTTGTCCAATCCGCTCTTTTTGAGGTAGAGCAGCACCTTGAATTTTTCAACTTTCATCTGCTTACTTTTTTAGTTTGCAAAAATAATCAATCAGTAAGCATTCTCCGTTATTGAAAGTTGTGCAGAACGGTGCAACAAACACTGGTGATAAACTATTTGTTTTTCACCTCGTTAGCAGTGTTGGTTTCGGTAACTGACCGCTAACGGTTTGGTAACTGAAATAACTCAATATCCTGCTCGGCTTTGCTTTGCAGCCAATTGGCAGAATTATGAAATATTGCTCATTCTCAACCACTTGCAGTTCATTTCTCTCATCTTCACTTTCCGTTGCTTTTGCTTAAATTGTGCACGTGGCTCGCCACTCCTTCGCTACAATGGCATTGGCTCACGATGTGCCTATAGAGAATGTGGCTCGTATGCTTGGGCACCAGGACATCAAGACCACACAGATTTACGCCAAAGTGCTGCGCACCACCATCGAGCGCCATGCCACAGCCCTGCAGCGTTCAATCAGCTAAGACACGATAGAATATTCCCTTTAGTAACTGCGACTTTCCCGACTCATGGAAGGTGGCAGTTATTTTTTCGCATATATACCTCTGCCCACGTATGTAGAACAATGCACGAGGATTAGGTATTGTGTCAGAGAGGAAAGAGAAATGGAACTTCTGCTTTCCATCAATCTTGTGCATTGACAAACGCATAGAATTGGCTATTCCGTCTTTCAATCGCAAGGTGAATTGAGTTCTGTTATACCCAAACGAGTCAGTAACCTCCACCTTATCTATTATAGGATGTGGCTGATTACCGCCGAAAAGATAATGTCCACTCCAAAAACCGACATATATAACATCAAAGTATGCAGATGACTTCTCGGTTTCTCCTTTGCCAATCACATAACTTGCAGTGCCTTGTGCCAATTCTCCAGCATCATAGTCGACATCATCGTGATAGCGTACCGATGATAATTGGCCTTCATTGTTCGGTCTTTGTCCTATGTAGATGCCAGATGATGCAGAGCCGGAAGAGCCTGTACCGTCTTCCGATATAGTCCATGTTTCTCTACTGCCTAACTCTCCGCAGTCGAGAAACAGACAATTGCCATACTTGTCGTCAGTACCCTCTATCCATGCAGGAACGATTTTCAGTTCAATATCGTCTGCATCATTATCAACAAAATAATCTCCGAACTGATTTACAGGCATCAGACGGTTATAATATTTGTACCACTTCATATCATTATTCTTGCTGACAAATTCAGATTTGTAGCAGTACATTATAAAATAGGTATCAATCTCCTTGCAATAAAACAGTCTGTTACCGTCACTTCCAACTGGATAACCACGGCAGAAAGACTCGCTGTATCCATGTCCGCTATGCCCCGTGGACTTGTAATAACCGCTTATCTTCAACGTCATAGCCTTGTCAATCAATTCCCGAAACGTATCATAGACCAAAGCCTTTGACTTGTTGGCTCTTATAAACCAGTCGCACGAGTAATATGACCACAGAAGCGCATCATTGTCAGCGTATTTCAAGTTAGCCGAAGCGATGTACTTGCTTTCATCTTCTTGCGACACCTCTGTTGTGTAAGAGTCCAGGACCTTGTTTAAGATTACCTCTCCTGCCGATTTTGCCAGGCTGTTAGAGAAATGGAACTCGATGCGCTTAGCCTTATGGTTTATATCGAAATCTCCGAAAAGGAAGTTTTCAAGATGCTCAAAAAACTCGTTCAATGTCCAATGAGGCAATGCAATGGCAAAGTTCCACGCAGCCCATGCAGCAGGAAGCGTATTGCAAATCAAGAGATATTTATATTGCGATTGCTCCAGTTCAGCAAAGTTCGCCTCATACCCCAATTGCGAACAGATACGCTTCAATATATATAATAAGTATGGCTGGAACGAAAGAGTGCTTTTGACATTCTCGAAGCCAGTGATGAAATGGACGGATGTGGTAACAGCATTTTGCAGATTGCCGGAATAGTTGTTTACCCACGGCAACGGCACCCAGTTGTTCGTTGGATATGGCTTGAACGCTTCTGCTGCTATAAGATTATCGCGCTTGGTAGGATATCCCAAATCCATTTCATTGAGATAGATATCGTCAAACGTCTCATCAAAGTTCTGCTCACTGCGTCCCTCCAGAAACTGTGTCTTCACCTCCACGTCAGAAATCTCCGTGATAGTGATGGAGCCAGACTTCAGGAAGGCACCGTCACGGATGTCGCAGTCAAACACCACCTTCGACTTGATAACATCCGCTCTGTGGATGTGTCCGAAGATGGCTATATTTCGGGCGCATCCCTTTAGTGGAAACGTAATTGTCAAGGTGTAGCTGTCGCTACCCGTAAACAGACGGTTCTCGAAGATGAAGTCAAACGAAGTGTTCTTCTTCAGATAGGCTTGTTTGCCATTAATAATAATTTCCATTACTTACGTCTTGATTTAGGAGTTTTGTTTCTCATTAAAATACTATACTCATCCTGCGCTTGCTTGATGCCAGTATCACCCGTGACCGTGTTCACCGTGACAAACGGCTCGCCCAACCGCTTCTCCAACTGCTTCATCGTATCGGCATAACTCTGCATTGCCTTTGTGTTCTGCACGATTGCAGCTGTTGCCAGTCCGTCCGACTGCTGCTGCACGATGATAGGCTGTTGCTGTTGTGGCGTGCTATATGCAACAGGTGCAATAGTCCGACTAACATCATCGGCTCGTAAGGATCCGATGGTGTTAGTCCGCTGCGCATAGTCCAGGGCGTTGATGATAGGACGCGCAACCGGGTTGGCAAGCATCTCCTGCGAAGCCACCCATTCCCCGGCATGAACCACGCCCACCTCCTCATATTTACTACCATTAGGTGTGAAGCCACCTTTGGCATAGCCCTGGCTTTCACTCGCTTGCTGCTGCTTTTTGATTGCAGCAATCTGAATTGCTCCTGCAGCCACCGCCATTGCTGCAGCCACTGGTGCCAGAATATAACCCACAAGAGGGATGGCCGCTGCCGAGCCATACGCCGAGATAGCGTTCTGTGCCGTCTGCGCCACCGCTTGTATCACCTGCATTGCAAACATCTTTTTGTTCGCCTCGTTCTTCTTCTTTGCCAACTCCTTCTGCTTCTGCTCTTCGAGCTTCTTCACCTTGTAGTTGTTACCCTCCGCTTGCGATATCTCCTTGTCATACCGCTTCTCTATGGCAGCAGTCTGTATCTCCAGTTCCGCCTGAATGAGCGAAGTCATGCCCGAAAATATTGAAGACATGCCCGATGTAAGCGTGTCGAAAGAACCCTGCACCGCCTGTCCGAGGTCCGAGTTCAGCCACTCCGTGATGTCCTCCGTCATGTTCTGAAGAAAATTCTTGCTCATGTCGTTGTACTCCTGGCCGTACTTCTTCGCCAGTGCCACCTTTGCCTTTTGATACGCTTCCTCGATACGCAACTTCTCTTTGGCATCGTCGCCAGCAGCCTTTATCTCCTGGGCATACACTTCATCCAAAGCGGAAGATTCCTTATCAAACTTCTCCTTCTTCTCCGACTTGTTATCCCCGAAGTAGTCCTCTTTGATTTTGGCAAGCTCCTTCTGATGCTTCTTCTCGTTGTCCTCGACAATCTTCTGATTTCGCTTTTGGTTTTCAACGAGCTTATTCTGATAGTTCTTCTGCGCTTGCAGCTGCTCCTTCGATCCGTCCGTATAGACCTTAGTCAGACGTCGCAGATGCTCCAACTCCATGAGTTCAAGCGCATCATCAAAGGTCTTTTGGTCCACCTTACCATCAATGTACCGCTGTTTCTCCGTAGCAACAAGCTCATTATAATAGTCGTTCACCTGCTTAGCCGACTGCACATTCTTGTCATCAACGAGTTTTTTCTTCGCCTCATAGTATGCTGCTTCTGCTTCCAGCTTCTGTTCACTCGTAGCTTTGCCATTAGCCATAACCTTCTGATTGTACTCGATATCAATTTCCGTCATGCGGTTCGTGTACTCCTCGAAGTCCTTCTCACCTTTGGCATACGCAATGCGGTTGAGAGCCTGCTCCCTGGTCTTCCAGTCCTTCTGCGGTTTCAGCACATCATCCTCTGTCTTCGTCTTCTTGTCCGTTTTTGGAGGCGTGTATGGAGGGTTCTGCGTCTGCTGTTCCTGCTTCTGTTCTTTCTTCGCATCATTGAGCGCATCCTTCTTGATGTCTTCGCCATATATGCCTAAGATGTTCGCTTCACGCTGGTCAAGCTCCGCCAGGTCCTCCTTCGTCTTGGCAAGCGCACGTCTGTTCGAGGCACGCAACGAATTGACACCCAACTGCACCACCTTTCCCTCCTGACCAGGCATAACCGTTTCCGTCATTGTCTCCATCTCATCCATCGCAACGACACGCTCCTGCCTCTGCTTTTCCAAATTAAGGTCGACACGCTGCTTTCCGATATCACGCAACTTATCCTTAGCGCCCTCAATTTCATACTTGCGAGTCAACGACTTCAAGTAATCATCAAGAGCTTTCTTGTTCTCCTTATACTTGCCCGTAGTATCATCCAACTGGGCATTATAGTTCGGGATAATCTTGTTGAGCGCATCAATCGCCGTGTGTCTGTCCTTCAGCGACTGCGTTTCATCACGAGCCACCGCAATAAGCGCATCAATCTTGTTCTTCTCGTCGATGATGCCCTCCTGCCCACGCTTGCGTATCTCCTGCAAATCCTTTTCCGACTGCGACACCTCCGTCATACGCTTATACAATTTGTATAATGCCGTACCGAGAAGAATGGCAGCAGCAATGATAGCACCATATCCCGAAGCCAAATATGCACTTTGCTTTTTGAGGTCTGACATCAGCCACGACTGGCGGACCCAGTTGCCCTGCAATTTGGCAAGTCCCATCTGCAGAAGCAAGTGCGCAGCATGTAAGGTAGCCACCGTAGTCTTGTACGCAGCCGTTGCCGTCTTGCAGATAACAAGCCACGCATAATGCGCCTTGAAAGCAATGTTCGAAGCGTTCACCGCAATCTTATAGGCAATGAAAGCAGCAGTCAGCGAAGCCAAAGTAAAAGCGTTCTCCTTTATGAACGTGATAGAAGTAGACATAAACTTCAGCAACAAGGTGGTGGAAGATATGACATGCTTCATTATCGGCTGCAGCTGCTCACCGAGTGCCACCGCCATCTCCGTCACACCCTTGCGAGCCTTGTCAAGTCCTGCTTGCACCGTACTGTTCTGCACATTAAACTCATTCGTGACAGATGTACCCTCCGCAAACGCCTTAGTAGCTTCCTCCTGCTCCCAACGCACCATATCGAGGTTGCCAGCAAGAGCCGAAATCACCTGCGCAGCACGAGCACCATTCTCGCCCATGTCCTTGAAGACTGGTGCCAGTACGTCGATGTTGCCGAGTTCGTGAAGACGATCCAGCAACATGAGAAGTCCCTCGTTGGTGCTTTTCTTCAGTGTTTCGTTGAATTCCTTAGCATTAAGACCAGTAGCCTTGATGATTTTGTCGTTCTCCTTGAACATATCCATAATCACCTTCGACACCGCCGTTGCCGACATCTCCACCGCCTGTCCCTGGCTATCGAGAACCGCAGCGAAGCCCATAATTTCCGGGATGGTCATCTTCGCCTGGGCACCCACGCCAGCCATGCGCTGTGTGAAGTTGGCGAGATAAGGAGCCGAAGCCGTGCAGTTCTGCGACAACTCATTAATCACAGAACCCACGGCAAGCAGAGCCTTCTCCGTGCCGAGGCGTTCCTCGTCACCGAAGATGTTTGTCAATTTTGAAAGAGTCAGCGTAGCCCCGTCACCGAGGTCGTCCAAAGCCACATTGATTTGGTCGGCAGCTTTCACAAATCCCAAGACATCCTCCTGCGAGGTTTTGCCCAATCGACCCGCCTCCTGCGCCAACTTATTCAGCTCCTCACGCCCCGTTCTGGTGTCAATCTTCTGGAAGTCCTCATTCAGTTGCTCCACCTCCGAAGCGTTCATTCCCGTAAATTTGCGTACATTCGCCATCTCCTGGTCCATATCCGCAAAAGCGTTCACCGCCGAGCGTCCAGCCATGATGATACCCGTGATGGCAGCAGCGATGCCGGCAAGTGCCGTCTGCCAGTCGTTCAACTTTCGGTTCATCCGTTCCCACAGACTCTCATTCTCTCGCAGTTGCGAGTTCACTTTGGCAATCTCCGCCTTTACACGCTTTATCGCCTCACATTGTCTGTTCCACTCTTCGCTTCCACGTTCAAGCCCATTTAGGTTTCGTTTCAGCTGTGCCAATGTTCGGTTCAGTTCCTTTGGAGAAGTTTCATCGAGTCGTTGCAGAACATGCTCGACCCCTTTTGCAGCATTTTCAATCTGCGAGATTTGGCGATTGGTTTCCTTCAGTTCACGCTTTAGCTTCGTGAGCTGCTGCTTGTTTCCTGCTGCTGCCGCTTTCTCAATGGCTTTTTCGAGGTTTGCAGCCTGAGATTTCAGTTTCAGGAGCATATCTTCCGCCTGTTTTCCGTTGACAGTAAGCGTAACGGTCGCATTGGTGTTTATATTCGACATACGTCTTTCAATTTTATTGGTTTAATGATACGCAAAAATAGCACCGCCCAAACACCACACAAAAGACGAGAAATAAGGCAGTTTCACCCCATTTAGGCACACTGGCGCTGACAAAAACCGACGAAATTTAAGCGATAGAAAAACGAAAGGCTTGTATATCAAGCCGTTAAGGGATTGTTAAGGGATTTTCCCTTAACCCGTCTTGATAAAGACCCCCCGACCGCCCTGTCCTTGCTGACGGCTACGACCGCCCGACTTTTGCGGAATATGTAAACAAATGTTAATATTTAATTTCTCACACACGCAAAACCGCCTTAGTTGCGCCAAAAAGCGAAAAGGCAGAAAGTGACGAAAAAGGCTTGCAAGTTTCGCTGATGACAAAAGCGAGCCGAGGTTTCACACTGATGCACAAACGCTCCGAGTTCCACGAAAAGCGAAGGTCTCGGCTTGAACAAACAAGGCAGAAACAAGCAAAAGGTTTCGGAAAAGCACCGAGTTTCGACACGATATAGGGTTTCGGATGCGTCAAACGCTCTATTTTCGGCACTTTAAGCCTCCAAGCCGAGCAAACCGAAGGTCTTGCCGTACCACGAAAGGCTATTGGGTATCGGATGGGCATCAATGGCTTGCGTATGTTGCGATATTGCGAGAAAAAGCGAAGGTTTCGGCTTTATACTGCGCTCTTTCGTGATACTGAACCACCGCCCACCACACCAAGCGAGCCACCACGCCACGCCCGACCCATCGGGCGGTAATGCGGCAGTGGTGAGGGATAAAAAGGTAATGCGCCTGTCGGTCTTGCCCGACATTAGGCGCACTACCTTTTCTATCCCATACCTCTGCCATACCTATTTGAATAAGCGAGAGTGCTGTCAGACTTATAGCAATCTTGATTGCCATTAGTCAGACGGCTTTCTCGCATTGACAGACAATAGAGCGAAGCTGCACGGACTTATGCGCAATGCAATGGAGCGTGTGTCCGTACCTATTAAGAAAGGTGAAGGGTGTGCAACACTTTTCACCTTTGATGATAATAGATAGACATCTTCGATGTGGAAGACAGATGACGCTTGCGTGTTGATGATTGACGAGGAGGTCAGACAAGCTCGCTGCAAGCGTTGCTTGGCTGGGTGATGCGTCAATCATGTGCGTAGGTGGTGCATTGTTCGGTGGCGAGGACTGGCGTAGCCGTGAAATTGTGGGGCGTGTAATGAAGTGGAGGGGCTTTGGGCTGACGTGGAGAAATGTGTATGTTGCTTACCCCGTACCGTGACTCGTGTGCTTGCACTTTTCTCGAATGTATGGAGAACAATTCGACTTCAGGCGATTTGTCCTCCTCACATCCGAGAAAAAGAGACATGGTACGGATCAGGGAAGTGGCATACTTATTTTGCAACAGAAGCCCAAAGCGACGGAACGCAATGGAACACCCCACAATTTCACTTAGCCATGCAATGGCTTGTCCTCGCCACCGAACAATGCACCGCCGGAGCTGTTAGGAAATGAATTCGGGAGCCTGTGACCGAAGTGTCGTCGTCTGCCGGCGAGATAGCGACGGATAAAGAAAATGACGGCTACTGCCGTTATCATCATCAGGACGGCAATAGCGAGCTTTGCCGTGAAGGGAACTGAAGACCTTGACTTGATGATTTCCTGCGACTTGTCGGATGAAGACTGCTTCGCTATTGCGATGCTGTCTTCCACCTGCTGTGCAGCTGCGGACTCCTCCTTTTCCTCTTGGGAAAGGTGAAGTCCGTAGAGTTTGAGAGAAGACGGCTTGCCGTGACTTATTGCTGAAGGCTTGCCGTGGTAATATGGAGGCTTTGCCTTGTCATTGGACAGGGGCTTGCCCGATGGATAGCTTAGGTCGAAACATTGAGGGGTTGCCGACGTGTCGACACCCCCGAATGTGAAGACGCAGCTATCGAATGAAAGGGCGGTAAGCCTCTGTAGGGAACTGAATGAAAGATTCTGAGCGGATCGCCATTGAGCTTGCGAAACGGCGTTTCGCTCACTTTCATTGGATGATGATGCTGTCTTTGTGCTCTTGCACGCCAGTACAAATGCACAAAGAATAAGGATTAGGATATGTTTCATATCGTTGGGTTTAGATGTTGGCATACTCAGCAGTGGCATCGAATGATGGGCATGCCTTGGCTGCATAATCTCGATGTCCTCGTATTTTGGCATTGGGGAATTGCACTCTGAGTTTACGAAGAAGTGCCACCAATGCAGATTTCTGCTCTTCCGTGCGAGAGTCCTTAGGGTGTTTGCCGTCGGCGGTCAAACCACCGATATAGCAGATGCCTATGGAATGGGCGTTGTGCCCTTGGCAGTGCGCTCCCACTTGTGCGAGCGGTCTGCCATGATGCACAGAGCCGTCGCGGTAGATGACGAAGTGATATCCGATGGAGGCAAAGCCTCGCTGCCGGTGCCAGCGGTCGATATCTGCCGTGGTGAAGTCCTTGCCTTCAGGTGTGGCAGAGCAATGGATGATGATGAGGTCAATCTTGCGCATCCTTCTCCTCCTTCCGTTTCAGTTTGTCGTCGAGGTACGAGCGTAGTTCTGCATACTTAGTCTGTATGTAGATAGTGACACCGAAGATAGACCCAGCGTAGATTAGACACTCAGCGAATACACCCAGGACAGACTCGTGGATTTGTCCGGTGGGCGGTACGATGAATCCTGCGACAGCGAGGAGGAATCCTCCGATGAGCATAGCTATGGCAGATACAATCTGCACGTTTTCCTTAGTTTCTTTTGTCATAATGAATTGTCTTTTGAGAGTTAATATGATGTGGTTATCTTTGTATTGAGATGTGGTCGATTGGACCATTGCTCTTTGGCAGCGTGGTGTCGCGAACACCATTTTGCATCCGAGCTGTGGTGGTCTCCTTGCGGAGAAACCATGGCTCTTTTCGTTTACATACTGAAAGTGAAGGTGACGTTATAATTGTTGCTACCATCAACTCTATCAGCTCTTGCAATTACCCTGAACTCAGCGAGGTTAGTTCGGAGTTCTCCGAACTGGAACGGACCGTAATCTTTAGACTTCTTGTAAAATCCGATGGCGAAGCGAAAATGTCGATTGATGCCGAGAATGTTATAGGAGCGTTTGCCAAAGTAAATGCGGACTTCCGAAAGCCTTTGTGTATTGGTGTCGATGACGGCACGGCAGTCGCCGAACAACACACCAGGCTCAGTAAAAAACTTGCCTCTGTTCGGGTCGCCCTCCTTATCCAGACGGAAAGAAATCTCGTCGCCACTATTCACACTAATCTTTCGGTCGTCATAAAAGCGGTTCCAGCCACGTCGCCGTGGAAGATACTCACGCACACCGTTTTTATCCTCCTGCTTGCGACTTGTACGCACCGAGTGTCGAAAAATGACCGGTGTAAGCCCTTGCCGGATATAACGGTAGGCATCCTGTATCACAAGAGTACTGTCAGTGATGATACATTCAATGTGCATCTGCGTAGCTTGCTTCATCGTGGCAAACTTCTGAATGTCAGTCTGCAACGATTTTATCTGCGACGCAAGCGATTTAATATCCGTCTGAATCTTTAGGATATCTTCAGCGTTGACAGTGGTTGCTTTGGTGTTTCTGGAAACACGGAGGCTGATATTTGCAATACCCTTTTGTAGATTTAAGATTGTTTCCTCCAAAGTTGAAAGCGAAGAGAAGTACTTGGAAATGTCAGCCTTGCACTTGTTCAAGTCCTGCACCTGCTGCGCACGCATGACACCGGCACGCTCGGTAGTGGCTTGGCGGATGAGGATGGAATTGGGTGCGAGTTGATTGATGCCAGTAGAGAGGTTCGCCTTTCCCAACGTGAAATACACGTTGTTGCGGTCGTCCGAACCGATGGAGAGCGATGTCAGCACATAGCCGATGCGTCCAAGATCCGAGCGCCAATTATCAAGGCGACTCACGTCCGTCTGCAGAGCAGCTTTGCCCAAAAGGTCAGCGATTTTCTGCAACAGTGCGCCCAGAACTTCGGGCGTTATAGCCTCTTCGCGCGTCTCGCTGCGGAATGAGGTGATGAGAGATGTGATAGATGAAATGTCAGCCATACTTTTGCTTGTTTTTAGCAAAGGTATGGCTGACTTTTAGATGGAGAAAAGACATTGTTAGTGATTATAGCGCACATACTTGTCGTCAAGTGCCTGGGCGACGACACCAACGAACTCGTGAGCGATGTTGTCGGAGAGGAAGTCGCGGAGGTTCATGACGGAAGCGTAGTACTTACGTGAGAACCAGGGTTTCTTTTTGCGCTTGCGTTCACGGCCGATGTCGCCATGATTACCTCTTGGAATCTCTTTACCCGTACCGAAGTTCTGCCAAAGGCCATATTCGAGGAAGGACTGGCTAAGTCCGAGTTCGATAAATCGTCCGTCGGCTCTTACGGGGAGGGACTTGGGGCTGTGAAGCAAACGTCCGGTGTCGATTACACCGAGGAGAGTCATTTGCTCACGCCATATTTTGAGCATCGTATCGTTGAAGGCAAGAACGAACTTCTCACGTTCTTGCAGTTGTGGGTCATTGCCATTCAGTGGGGTCATAACGGAGGTCGGTATAAGTGTCAACGGCTATTTGGAAGAAAGCACAGGCACAGCCAGAGAAGAAGTATTGGTCGATTTCCTGAAAGGAGATGCGAGAGTCGAGATAGATATTATGCTGCTCCTGCTTCGTCTTTTCAAGGATTAGCTTGCTCATAAACTGGCGGAACAGCTCGCGCATGGTGTCCATGCACAGCTGACGTGCTGCCATGTCATCGATGGCATGGCGCATGGCGAGGAAGACCGTCTTCACTCTTCGAGTGTGTGGACTGTTGTTCATCTCGATATAGCCTTGGCTTATGTCGCTGACGGCAATGATAGCCGTGGCGGACTGTAGCTGCTGCAAGGCTTCCTCGAAGCCGTCGAGTCCGCTGACCTTTGCGAAGACAAAGTCATGGGCCTTGGCGAACTTGTTTGTTTCTGTGAGGGATGCGAAGAAGGCTGTGGCATCCCAATTGATGTTCTTGTCTGTCATTTCGTTTGTCGTTTGATGTCTTCTACTTCTTTCGCTTTGGCATCGAGTTCTGTGAGTGCTCGCCATGTGTCCATCGAGAGCACCGCTTCCTCTTTGGTGATGTCTCCACCAGTGAGCGCACGGATCTGTGCATTCATTGCTGTCCGTAGCACCTCGCCGATGGGCGGTGCGTAGCCAAGTAGGTTCTGTTCGTCGGCTGACATCGGCTGCAGGAAGTGCGGAAACAGTCGGGCGAAGTAATGTTTCAGCGACGAGAACCAATAGAAAGCGTTGAGCAAAAGCGGTGTTGTTAGGTGACGCGACTTGACCTTTGGGTACAGAAGCGTGGCGAGGTCTTTCAATAAGGCATCGTTCTTGGTGTGGAGAAAGCCCTGATAGTAGTTGTCGGCAGAGATGAACGTCGAGAACGGCACGCCCTGGAAGTCTGCTTCGATGGCAGTGGCTCTTCCGATTTTAGTGATGCGAACCGGCAATGGAGCGAATTGCCGTAAGAATTCCAAGGATGCCGTGGCTGCTTGCACTTGTCTGATGGTCAGCGTTGTTTCATGCTTGGGCGCATGGCGCTGCTTCACGAGATAGCTGCCGTTATGCGTCTTGTACAACACCCTTAGGTCTGCCCATTTGAACAGACAGAGAGTGAGAATTTCTTCCATTGGCAGATCATGCGAGAGCTGCGTGAAGAAATACTGGAGTTGGCTGTCAGATAGCGATTGCCAATCAGTGGGTAGGGATAAATTGAAAAATGCTTCCATACTGCGAAAGTACGGAAGCATTTGTATGGGGGAAAAGACAAAAGATTATTGCAGACTCTTGTCAAGGATTTCAAGAAGAATGGTAGGGTC